AGCAGAGCTCAATGGGTTAATAAATCAATATGGTTTAGATCATGAGATAATAGGTTGGAGGGGTGAAGAACAACAAATAGACAGACTCGAAATTCTTAAATTACAAAGAGAGCAGATCGAAGCACAAACTACAGAACTTGAGAAGCAATTAGATTACTCTGAGCAACTTAAACGATCTGCAGATAGCGCTTTGGAGTCAGGATTAACAAAAACTTTTTCTCAACTTCTTAAAAATGAAGAAAAAAGCCTCCCAGATGCTTTGAAGAAATTGGCCGAAGGTGTATTCAATGGCATAGCGGATTCTATAGCCAAACAAGCATCAGAATGGATAATGAGAAAGGATCCCTTAAAGCCTTTTGTAGATGGTGCTACAATAGTTGCCGATGCAATTGTAGAAGCTTTTAGAAAAGGTAGCGCAATGATTGGTGGCGGTGTTGGTGGACCAGAAGGAGAAAGTAAATTTACTGAGGATCAAACAACACGCTTTACTGCGCTTTTTGGGGATAAAATTAAGAAGCCAGGAGCAGGTAGTGGAAAGCCTATTGAACAAATAACAGCTACTGCACCGCGCGATCATAGTGGAAAAGGGGGCTTTGGTCATTTACTTCAAAGTTTTGAAACTCTTTTTGATGGGTTTTTTAAGCCCGGAGCAGATTGGATAGGTAAATTAGGAACCTTTTTTGGGGCAGGAGAAGATAGTTTTCTTCACGGTTTAGGGGATATATTTGGAGGATTTAAAGATATATTTATGAACATTCTCGGAGACAAGGATTCTGGTGTTATAGGCTTTATTTCAGGTTTATTTACCACGGCAGCTGCTGCAGACGGAGCTATCTTTAAAGGAGGCTTTCGTAAATTTGCTCGAGGAGGGATCGTTAACAGCCCAACACTTGGCTTAATAGGCGAAGGTAGACATAATGAAGCTGTAGTTCCTCTACCAAATGGTAAAGCCATTCCTGTAGATATGAGAAGTAGCGCGCAAAATAATAGTATAGTTGTAAATGTTTCTTCAGATGGACAAACTGAAACAGAGGGTGGAACAGACAATGAGGGACTTGGTAGAGCTATTGCTAAAGCTGTTCAGGAAGAATTACAAAACCAGAAACGATCTGGTGGAATTCTTAATAGGTATGGGACAGCATAATGGCTATAGGATTTGTAACTTCATCAGCATTTGGCACCAAGACTATTCGTCCAGATAAATCTATAAAAAGAGGCTCTAAACCTAAAGTTCATTTGGCTACTTTTGGTGATGGATATGAGCAACGGCTTGCAGATGGGATTAATTCCGTAAACGAAACATTCAGTGTATCTTTTAAGACTAGACCAAAAGCAGATATAGATGATATAGTAGGCTATTTGGATTCTTTAAAAGGAGCCACAGCATTTAGCTTTACTATTCCTGATAGTAATGGCAGTGAGGCAAGTGGCACAGAAACCACAATTAAAGTAGTATGTGATGATTTTAATATTAGTTACGATTACGGAGATTTTTATAGCGCCTCCGCAAAATTTAGAAGGGTTTATGAAGCATGACAACATTAATAGACGCAGTACAAACTCAAGAACCAGGCAGCGAGCTGGTAGAACTTTTCGAGATAGAATTAGACTCAGGGTCTATCTATTTACATTCAGGGGTTGATACAGATTCAACTGCTGTACAATTTAGAGATTTAACTACTCCTACTGATATAAGAACCTATACTGCTATTCCTATAGAATTAAAAGGAATTGAAAAAAACGCAGATGGAGCCTCTCCTCGCCCCTCTCTAACTGTAGCAAATGTACTTAGTACCTTTAGCGGTTTATTAGATGATTTAACTAATAAAGACTTAATTGGCAAAAGAGTAATTAGACGTCAAACACTGAAGAAATATTTAGTTGGTGAAAGCCCTGATTTATCTAATCCTCCTATTGAATTTCCCGTTGAAAAATTTATAATTGATAGAATTGCAGGCGAAAACAAAATAGCTATTAATTTTGAATTAGCTGCGGTTATGGATTTAGAAGGAGTCAAACTACCAAATAGAATTGTAGTAGGAAAATATTGTGGTTGGGAATATCAAGGCGTATCAAGAGGTAGAGGCGGGTGTACTTGGGCAGCTGATAGTAACATAACAATTGGTACTACAGATTATAAAGCTTATTATACTATAGACGATGAGCCCCTAGTACCTGATGCTACAGTTTTTACAGCTTGGATATTTGGGAGTAGCGGACCCACTGCAGTAGATGATTTATGGAGTTATTTAGGCAAAAAATGGCGTGCAAATGCTATTACTAGTTCTCCCCCAGCGGCTGATAATGTTGACTGGCAGAGAATGAGAACTTATACTACTTATGATGCTACAAAAACTGATTATGAATATGATAGTGATGAATATGAATATGTAGAACATAGTAATACAATTTGGAGAATGCTTAGAACAGGCCCCGCAGGCCAAACTCCGGCTGCAGGGTCTCTGTATTGGACAAGAGGAGATATTTGCGGAAAAATATTAGCATCCTGTAAATGTAGATTTCAATGGGAACCTAAATCAGGGGCTACAACAATACCCACTTTTAATAAAGACACTTCAAGAGTTATGCCTTTTGGCGGATTTCCAGGGAGTGAGAAATATAGATGATTAGTTCAGTAATCCTATCCGATATGTTTGAACATTTCGGAAGGGTCGCTCCCAGAGAAGGTTGTGGAGTATTGGCAGTAAAAAAGGGGAAGTTAAAATGGATTCCTTGTACCAATGTTGCCCCAGAAGACGAAGATTTTGCACTAGATCCGGATGAATATCTTAATATATACCATACTCATGATATTGTAGGAATAGTGCACAGCCATGTAGAAGCTTCTTGTGAGCCTAGTGAAACAGACATAAAATATTGCAATGCTTCTAATATACCATATTATATTTTCAGTTACCCTAGCATGGAAGCTTATAAACTAGAGCCAAAGGAGTATAATATTCCTTTAATGGGTAGAGACTATGAATGGGGTATTACTGACTGTTTAGAAGCAGTAAGAGATTATTATAGCCAAGAACTGTATATTGACTTAAAAAAGAAAAGAGCTTACAAGAAAGACTGGTGGAAATCAGATATAAATTATATGACAGATGAGCACATTAAAGAATGGGGCTTTAATCCTATAGATAATTTAGAAAAGAATGACTTATTAATTTTTGCAATGGAAGGGGGTATTCCTAATCATTGCGGAGTTTATTTAGGTAACGACTTATTTTATCATCATATGGAAAATAGAATTTCATGTAGAGAGAACATATATCCATTTTGGAAGAAGTTTTTTAAAAGAGCATATAGATATGGATCGTAAAGTATACTTAGTAGGTGAAATAGAGAAGAAATTTGGCTCTGAGTTTTTTATGCACGCCACTTCTTACTCGGATATAATTAAGTGTATCGATTGCAATCGTCCTGGATTTAAACACTATTTAATAGATTGTCACGAAAAAGGAATAAACTTTACTATTAAATCCGCAGGTAAAGATATTGAGGATGAAGATTTATTTACTACTTTAAAAGAAGGAGATGTTACTATTGCAGTTGTTCCCGCCGGCTCTAAAAGCGATGGAATGAAAATAGTTTCTGCTATAGCTCTAATAGTTCTATCGATTGCTATACCAGGTTCAACGGTTGGTGTTGGAGGTGTTGAGAAGCTGAATATGGGCATGAAGATAATGAATGCTGCTAAAAGCCTGTCAATGGCCATGGGAGTAAATTTAGCTCTGCAAGGTATACAAGGTATGCTTGCCCCAGACCCAGCTACCGATGCAGAAGAAGATGCGGGCTACCTATATACTGGGGGCACAAATTTAATAATAGAAGGAGATCCAGTTCCTTTATTATACGGAGAACTTAGAGTGGCGGGACAACCGATTTCTATAGGGGTAGAAACTTATAACTCTGGGGCTGGCGGTAGTACAGATAATTTACAGTACAGTACTGTAGGCGGAATTTATGGGGATGCGGGTGCTACCGAAGTACCTGAGTTTGGGAGCTTTAATGGCCCAGAAGACTACTGGGAGTCATAGATGAGTAACGCAGATCGTTTTAAAAATAGGTCCGGCAATGTCTTACAGAATAGTGTAGTAAGTAAGAATCAATTAGTTTCTTGTGTGGATATTATTTCAGAGGGGCCAATTCATGGGTTGGTTAATGGGGCCGCTTCTATATATTTAGATAATAATCCCGCAGCAGATAAAAGTAAAGCAGCTAAACAAATGTCTAGTGGGATAGCTTCTTTTGCTTTTCAAGCAGGTAGTACAACTGTTACTCCAACAAATGTTACTCTTGAAAGTTTTACTGCAAGCGGATTTAACGGTAGTAGATATTTAAGAATGCAAGATATGCGAGTTCAATCTGGAGCCAATGCAGTTAGAAATAGTACTACTGATCATATTGAACTAACTGTTACAGCTGCTTCTGCGTTTTTCGAGTCTTGGATGGTAAAAGATGATACTGCAGGGGCTGAAAACCAACCCTATATTAAATTAGATATTGGGGAAGGAAATTTTTTCACTGGGCATATCGTTCGATTAGTTTCTACAACAGTGGTTCAAGTCGTTCCTGTGGGAGGAGTTTTAAGTAATATGTATGCAGATAAAACTTCTGGGGAATACACAATAAAAATTTCTGGAGCTTTATCAATTTCTACTATAGCTAATAATGAAATAACACTACTTTCGTCTGCAAATGTTGAGACAGGAACTTTTCAGTGCGATTTGTCTCACTCAATATTTTATTCAAGTTTTGTTACTCAAAAGACTATTTCAGATACTTCTAACTATAAAGGTTTTTCTTATCAATTTATGCCTGGAACACTGTCTCAAGAGTGTTTAAATGACCTATATACTGGAAGAGGGTCTACTACTATAACTGCAACTTTCACTGGCGAGAATTTCGTTATTAATGACTCAGGCAATACTTGGCCTTCTACAACAGGGGCCACAGCAATAACAAAGACTTCATCTGATATGAATCTTAGTGTTTCTACAGCTCGTCAAGTAGATGAAGTTAGAGTATTGTTTGGGTACTCCGGATTAATATCTAATAGTACTAGTACTGACAACTCTTACCCAGTCGTACAAGCATATAGAATTGAAATAAATATTAATAAGGGTAGTGGCTTCGGGGGATGGGTAAATTATAATGCAGATAGCGAATACTTTTATCATGTGGCAAAACAGAAAACTGGTTTTTATATCCAAGAAAAGTTAGACTTGAATAGATTTAAGCCTTTTACAGATTTTAAATTAAGGTTTACTAAAGCTACTAGAGACGATGTAGGGGTACAAGGGGATGGAAGTTACGATAATGATTATAATGTGACTTCTACGTCTGTACTAAGCAGTACTGTTTGTGTACTAAAAGAAAAACTTAACCATCCTTGGACAGCTTTGGCGCAAGTAACTGTTGATGCCGAACATTTCAGCTCAGTACCTAAAAGATCTTATTTATGTAGAGGAAGACTTATTGCAGTACCCTCTAATTATGTAACTAGAGAGGAGTCATTTACTGGAATTGCAAATCATAAAAGAATACCTTCTAGTGGGGCCATTCATGCTACTATAGAACAAGATTGGGATGGTAAATTTAGAGGAAGACTCGTTTATACAGATAATCCAGCTTGGGTATTTTATGATATTATTAGTAATAATAGGTATGGGCTAGGAACTTGGTTAAAAAAAGATGATATAGATAAATATTCTCTTTACAGAATTGCTAGGTACTGTGATGAGTTAGTTCCTGATGGAAAGGGGGGAACAGAGCCGCGTTTTAGAGCAAATATTTATTTAACAAAAGGTACTGATTCTTATAAAGTACTTAAAGACATGGCCACTACATTTAGAAGTATATTGTACTGGTCAGAGGGATCTATATTACCTGTGGTAGATCAAGATAAAGATCCAGTTTATAATTTCACAAAAGGTAATGTTATAGACGGCACTTTTAGTTACGAAGGAACAGGGGCAAAATTAAGGTCTAATCAAGTTGTAGTTACTTGGAATAATCCGGAGAATGATTATGTACCAGAAGCTCTTTTAGTAGAAGATAGACAGAATATTGTAAAAACAGGAAAAATACTTCAAGAAGAAGCGGTAGCCTTTGGAGCAACTTCTATAGGTCAGGCCACTAGATACGGACGTTGGAAACTATGGACAGCTATAAATCAATCGGAAGTAGTAACTTTTGCAACGGCAATAAACGCTGTTTTCTTAGCCCCAGGAGATATTATAAATATACAAGATGCAGATAGATATAATATAACATATAGTGGAAGAGTCTCTAATACGGGAACAACTCGCACCCTTACTTCGATACCTTTAGATCGATCTATCATCCTTCTTGCTGGAAGTACTTATGAATTAAGTGTTCTTTTAGAAGATCCTGTAGCTTTTTTAGGGCAAGATTCCGCAACTATACTTGTAGGTAGTACAAATACTGACTATGAGAGAGGGGATGTATTAGATTCATCATTATATACTGATGAAACAGATGCTGCGGATATTCAAGATACTAGTAATAATTTAGTTCAAATTATTTGGGCTCCTCATACTCATGTAGAAACTCAAGCAGTCACTGCGGCTACTATTGCGGCATCTCCCGTAACTTCTTTAACGGTTACTACTGCTTTTACAGCTATTCCTAATGCTGAAACTATTTGGGTG